ACAACCCTCGTCCTCACAGCCCATGAAAAACCACCGGACAACAACAACGGTGTTTTTATGCCGGGCGGTCCCAAGATGCCTAGTAAGCAGTTGACGACTGCACTTCCCCATATTGCGACATTGGTACTTAGGGGAGTGAAGGACTCGTTCATTCAACCCCCGGAGTGGATTGGTCGCTACAACTGCGACCCCTCCGACACCCGTTGGATTACCAAAGACCGATACTGTGTCATCGGTAAACAGTGTCCAATGAACCTACGGGAAATCCTTGTACGGGCAAGGGAAGTAGGGCACAGTGTCGCGGTTCCTCCCCGCGCTCCCGGCCTGGAATGGTTGGATGAAGCTGCCGAAGCGGTAGCAGAGAACATGGCTAATGGAGGTACGTCTAAAGATTCTGCGTCAAAGCTGACCGCACACGCGAAGGGTGCAGACCCTCGACAGTTGCGGTGGGCTTGGCGCGACGGATTGGCGAGGCACACGCTTCGTACTCAGGGACATTCTGAGCTTTTCGGAATGTTCGTGTCTTGAACCCAACCCAAGGTGGGGGCAAACCTTGGGGGCTGACTTTACGCCCAGGAGAAATTGAAATGACAAATATGACCTTTGACTTCACGGGCATTGATGCCCTTTCGGGCGGCGACGGCTACGCGCCGCCGCAGGGTGCCTACAAGGCCAACATCACCGAAGCCACCATCGAGCAGAGCAAGAACATCCAGGGTGCGAGCAACTTGGTTGTTTCTTACAACGTCGTTGAGGGTGAGCATACGGGTGCTGGCTGTCGCGCTTGGTTCCCCCTCCCCACCGGAACGGACGCCAAGAAGGATTCCTTCAAGCTCCGCAAGCTCAAGACTTTGTTCTTGGCTATCGGTGCCCCGGCCAACTCCCTCCAGGGGCAGTTTGGGATTTCCCTTGACCAGTTGCAGAGCAAGATGCTCGTCATCTTTGTGAGCGACCGCGATTCGGACCCCACTACGGGCCGTCGTCGCTACGATGCTGAGCCTGTCCTGCCTGAGAACGCGGCTTCCGCGATTTCTGGTGAGTGGTCGCCTCATGGTGGTCGCACCATGCAGACCACGCCGAGCAACGGTAGCAGCGGTATGGTTTCCAACGATACGTCGTCCACCGCCCCCCAGGATTCCTTCAACTTTGGTGGTTTCCAGACCAACGTGCCGTAGTTGTTGACGGCACTCGCAGGTTATTCCTCCTTCAATAGATAGCCTGCACATTGAAAGCCCTGGAGTCTCCTGACAGGCTCCAGGGCTTTCTTTTGGACCCATAGCTCAACTGGCAGAGCATCGGACTCTTAATCCGCAGGTTGGAGGTTCGATTCCTCCTGGGTTCACCATCTGGAGAAAAGTAATGATTGACGACAAGATACTTTCTGCCATTCAGGCTAGTGGCCCCGAGGGACTTACTTACAAAGAAGCCTCTGAGTTTATTGGTGAACCTCACCTTGGCGTTGTCTCAAGTACCCTCTCAGTCTTATTGCGCGACGGATTGGTAGGAACCTATGGCGAACGGGCAGGCTGTACCGTCTTTGTTACTCCAGACCATGCGACCGGGAACACCGGAAAGGGTCGATGGGGTGAAGATGGAGAACCCTGGAAAGCCCACGCTGAAACCGCGAAGCTCTCTGATACCCACCTAGCAATCTGTGGGTTACTTTCACAGAACAAGCGCGGGCTTACTGAATCCCATATCACTGACAAGCTAGGAATGAACCGGGGAACAACCATCCCACGGCTCAACGAGCTTTGCACTCAGGGGCATATCAAGGTTGCGGGTAAGGGGCTTTCCCGCAAGGGAGCCACCGCCAACCTCTACGTTTTGGCATACGGAGCATGACAACCATTAAGGATGCACAGTTAAACTTGCGGTCGGCGTTGCTGGCCGGGGAGTTGGTTAACTGCCCTTGTTGCGAACAGAAGTGCAAAATCTACAAGCGCAAGCTCAACGCGAACATGGCTCGCTTCCTCATCTCCTTGATGAGGCATGAGGAGACGGAGTGGGTTCATTACAAGGAGTGTGATTTCACAGGGAGGGATTACCCGTATGTTTCATTGTGGGGCCTTGCCGAAACGAGGAGTTCTGGTGAGACTGCCAAACGGATGTCTGGATTTTGGAGGCTAACGCCAAAGGGTCGTTCGTTCGTTCAAGGTGGTCTTCGGATTTCCTCTCATGTTGTCGTCTACAACAACACAGTAGGGGCTTATGAAGGCAGTACCTCTATTCAAGAGGCTTTAGGGTCTGAGTTCGATTATGCCGAGTTGATGCGCGAATGACTTATGACCCGCGCAAGGATGGGGCTGAGTGTGACACTTGCCCGATGCGGCGTTGGCACGGCAAGAAGTGGAACCCGGTTCCGATGCAGAAAGCCACAGGACGCGGCAAGGCGAAAGGGTTGTTACTTGGGGAAGCTCCCGCAAAGCACGAAGTAGAAAAGGGTGCGCCCTTTGTGGGGGAATCAGGCAAAGAGCTTCAAGCTGCACTCAGAGAAGTAGGAATCGTCCGTACTCAGTGGCACCTAGACAATGTAATTGCTTGCCGCGCCAACGTCGGCTTTGACGGCAAAGACAACTACGACGCTATGGAGTACCGACTCCGCAAAGAAAAGAAGTCTGGTAAATCTCCCGACCATGAGCAGCATCCTGCTCACCATTGTTGGCCGCGCCTTGAAAAGACATTGGCCCTTACGGACAACATCATCACCTTGGGAACCAAAGCTGCCCGTGCAGTCCTTCCAGGCAATCCATCTATTCTCTCTATAAGGGGAGGCCCCGTAGAACCTACGGTGTGTGGGCGGCGTGTCCGTGTTCTGCCTACGGTTCACCCGGCCTTTGTACGGCGGGCGCGTCGGTGGCGCAGAGTTTTCCAAGCAGACCTTCGGCGGGCGCAGCGGTTCTTTTCGGACGACCTTCAATGGACCGACCCGGTTATCTACTACGAACCGTCACCGGACCTACTTCGTTGGTTCCTATCACAGTCGTCGCGGTACTGGTCTTATGACGTTGAAACTGATGCTAAGGAACCCCTGTTAGCGAACCTCCGCTGCATTGGTGTGAGCCGGGACGCCAACATCAAGGAACAAGCCAACGGCTACGAGGATGCAGCCATTATTGTTCCTTTCCGTCGTATCAATGGGGATATGTACGACGACCCTGAATGGGTGCTTGAGTATGCCAATATCTTCAATGAAGTTTTCGTTGATGGACGTATGTGGGTAGCCCACAACGGAGGCTGGTACGACCGCTTGGTGGTGGAGAATTGCTTAGGGGTAACTCCCGCACCCTTAGTGGATACCATTCTGCTTGCGCGTCTTACAGCTTCCGAGTTGCCCAAATCATTGGGAGTTGTTGGTTCTATCTACACTGATGTTTCATCATGGAAGGCAGACAACGAGGGCAACAAGTTATCAACTGATGCTCAGAGCGACGAAGAACTCTGGCATTACAACGCGATGGACTGCGCTGTAACGCACCGCATCTTCCCGCCGTTATGGTCTGCGGTCCATGAGCGGAAACAGGCTGAACCGTGTCCCGCTCGCCCTGACCTTACTTTGTTAGAGCTTGACCACTGTATTCAAGGCGTGTGCGCGGGTATGTCAAAGGTGGGTATGTATATCAATCAGCCCGCCCAGCAAAAACTTGAGCTAAAGCTCAACGCCGAGGTTGCCACCCTACGGGCAAACGTAGTGAACCTCGCGCAAAGAGGGGAAACCTTCAATCCGGCCTCTGTTTATCAGGTACGGGACGTTCTCTACAGTAGGAAGGGCTTGAACCTTGAGCCTCTGGCCTACACCAAAACTGGCGACCCTTCTACGGGGAACCCGGTCCTGCGTGAGTACCTGATGAACCCAGGAACACCACAGGAGGCGTTGGAGTTTATCAGCGCGTTGCGTGAGTACCGGGGCAATCACAAGCTACTAACGACCTTTGTGCGCCCCTTGAAGCCTCGCACCCGCGAGGGAGTAGTAGACCCGGATGGAAGATTGCGTGTTGCATGGAGTTCACATATTCCTGTAACCGGGCGGCTCGCGTCCTCGCAGCCGATGAACGTACAGAATTGGCCGAAGGCATTGCGGAAGCTCGTTATTCCTGCACCGGGC